TTAAATCCTGGCTTAGACTTATCTGGATTAATTACTTTAATTATGCTGTTTACTGTGTTAGTTGGTAGTGTATCGTTGTCTATGTTCAGTAGAAGCGTTGTAGGGTCGTCTGTGCGTGTTACAGTAGCTATTACATCAGCATTTAAGTCCTCTACTTCTCCGTGATATTTCAATCGCATACGTGAAACGCCGTCATCTAATGTTCCATAATTTTCTAACACTGTATCCCATGTTGTATCATTATCCCAGTTTCCATTCTCATACACTTTAGCTAATATGTCACCGTCTTGTTCAGTCACATTGATAGCATAATTTCCTGGAGTAACAATAACACTAGTTTCACGTGTTAAGTCTCTGAAGAATTCAAATGCATCTGGGTCATAATCTAATGAATCTAAGTCAGTATAGTTATAGATATTGTGTATAATATTCTTAATAACATTTTGTCTAGTCACTTGAGCAGGAGGATTAATCCATACTGGAATTTGAAAGAATAGACTTGCGATATCAATTTGATCTTCGATGCCAGCTGGTATTCCTCTACTAGACCATTGAATGTCTGTAAGTTCTACCGTTGTAATAGTAGTCCAATCGATTGGATTATCATTTTGTTGTATCTCAAGTGCTGGATTGAATAGAACTAACATCTGTTCTAATAACTGTAATTTCTGATCAGTGTTTGATGTCCAAACATCAACTTGCATGTTCAGTAGATACGGAACTGGCATAAGTCTACCCACACTATATTTGTTACCTTGTTCGTTTGTATACTTTCCAGAAACTGGATCCCATTGTCTTTCATTTACACTTACACTATCTGAGAAGAACGGTTCTTGTACTCTTGATCTATCAGGTTGAAAACTCTGAACCCAACATGCAATAAATGGAGTTGAGTTGACAATGTTTTCAGAATTGCCTTTAACTACAGTGGCTGCCATACGAGAGATATCTCCGTATCTTGCTGGTACTCGAATGTAATAATCACTTACACCGTCATTCATTTTCTTTCCTGTCTTTACAGAAAAGCCACTAAACATACGAATGAACTGAAGAATATATCTTCTAATTTGCTCATCGTAAAAATGCATTTGTCTTGTATCACTCATTATTCATCTACCTTAGGTTTCACTGCTTTAGAAAGATTTACACGTGAGTTAATTGTTGTTCCGTCATCAAGTATTGATACACCATCGTTATTGATAAATTGATGATGTAATTTATGTCCAACTTCCCATGCACCGTCATCGTCTTCGATCTTGAACCACTTGTTGTCTCTATATTGAAATAGTCTTGCTGGTGTATAGTCAGCACGTAAGAAATATGCGTTTTCGTCAGGATCTTCTGGGAATGTATTTCCACTAGCTACAGTAGCATAATCTATATCGTCTGGGTGATCACCTTGTACTGCATATTGTAAATTATTCTTTCTATAATCATAATACTTTCCGGGTACATTTTCTTGTGCTTCATCAACAATCGCATCATTGATTTGAAGTTCTTTATTATATGTCGATAGTAGATTCTTCAAGTCATCTGCTTCCTCACCAGTACCAAAAATATCTGAGTACTCTTGTGAGTCTTGTAGTTGCTTACAACGAATACGCCAAATGTGTGGCCACCATCCTGGATCAAAACCTTCACTTGCTTTTGAACCTTCTTGTACTACCCAATACTGATTTACTGCGGATGCTTCTTCATCTAGTAGCAAGTCATCACGCATATGAGGAAGTTCTATAACATCTCCTGTCATTAGTTTTCTTCCAATACGTTCTACCATATCGTTGATATGTACTGAGAATACATTTTGGTCTGAACCTAAGAACATACCGAACTGCGACAAATCAAAATCTTGGTCACTTACAGTATATGCACCTCTTAATTCAAATACAGTTGTTTCATATTTTCTATCACGATTCTCCATAAACAGCAAATCCTGAATTGGTGGATTAGCTGGATCGTAGTTAGGATCGTTCTCATCGACAGAGCCGATATATTTGTGTACTAGCAATGATGTACCACCATGTTCAAAATGTGCTTTAACCATCTTGTCGATGAACTTGTAATCATTACCCTTACGTGGGTTCCATAAACTTAATCTTGGCATCGTTTTTTTCCTTGACTTTATACTGTATTTATCATATAGTATAGATAATGTATGGAGAAGAATCATGACAACAGACGGAACAATTGTATTGCGTGATGTTATTGACCCAATAACTATCGCACAATTTAAAATGTGGGCTACTAACCCAGAAAGATATCATCGTGGTAATGCAGTAGACGGTAACTATTATGGAGAACATGATGGTGAAAGAGAGTATAATGTATGGTGGACTACTCAACCTCCTAGAGAAATGTGGGAACCTATTGTTTGGAGATTAAAAGGAACTGTAGATAGATTATTCGATGGTAATAAATGGGACATTCATGTAGTTGATTGCATTACAACTCGACCATCATCAAATAAAGTTTATGCTCATATCGATACCCCGTATCGTTTTGATGAATTTGCACATGTTGAAGAATGCTTAGGAGTTCAAATCATTATCCCACTTGATACATTCACATTAGAAAATGGCGGCACTGCTTATCTGCCAGGATCAAGTTTAGAACGAATCGATTATAAAGATTTAGAAGACAATCGTGAGGATTACAACGAGAGATTACTATCAGAAGGACAGCAATTTTTAGCTAATCCTGGCGATGTATTGATGTATGATAGTCGTACATTACATAGCACAATGCCAAATAAATCAACAGAATATCGCAGTGCATTGCTTATAAATGCACTAAAATCAGACATTATACCAAGAGTTAAAGAACTAGATACAAACACAGATTTTGTTAAAAAGTAAATAAAACTTGACATTTCCTGCAGATAGTGTATGATGATTCGTAAATAAGATTCTATAGGAGGGCTAACAGCCGTGGCAACAAAGAGAAAAATGAGTAGAGCAAAAGTCGTTAAGAAAAATAAAGCTCCACGTACCCCAAAATTCGTAGATGAAAAATATACAGGTCCAGAACCAGACTGGACTTATGCTGAAGACATGACAGGCGAAGAGTATTACAGAGAACGGTGTCGTGCAGGATTTTACTATAATTATTTCTTTACTCCAAAAGATGGAAAACCTTGGGCAATTACTTGGATGAAAGATAATGAGTATACTAAAGAACAAATAGCCGCAGTGAAAGCAGTACCTGATAGTTGGATACCAATCATTGTTAGTGCATACTGTCGGTCATTAGCTAAAGGTATGCCTGTTAATCATAAAGATACACCTGCATACTTAGAGACATTACCGGGCGTTGCGTCAAATAGCATGATGGATGCTGATGTGTATGTTAAAAATAAAATTGCAGAAATCATAGAACGTGGACTTACAATCAAACATGAAAAGCGAGTAGAAGAAAAGAAGAAAGATATTCCTCGTCCTAGTATTCAACAATTGCTACGTGATAAAGCAGCAGAAATGGCAACTGAAATTGATAGTTTTGTAGATGATTTTGATTATAAGCCTGCAACTCTTAAAAAGTTTGATGCTGTTAAAATGCTACGTAAAGTTGAAGCTAAAGGAAATCATGCAAAGTTCATTAAATCATTTTATGAATTAGAATTCAAAGAATATGATGAATTGCTTAATCCTCCTAAGCGTATGAATGAAGCTAAGAAAGATGATTACGAACAACTCAAAGAAGGATATGCACATCTAAAGAAGCCACAGATTAAAGCTGTACATGAATTGTACAGAAGTATCTTAGATGCATGTGATATGATTATGTTAGAGAGTAAAGTTAATCGTACTCCTCGTAAAAAGAAACCACAGAGTAAAGACAAGATCGTTGCTAAAGTTAAATATGCAAAGCAAGATCAGGCAACTACAAGTGTGTCTATCAAGCCAATAGATTGTTTAGATGCAGCGGCGATTATGACTTATAACGTTAAGACACGTAAACTTGGTATCTACTATCCAGATGCTCATAGTAGTCTTTCATTCAAAGGAACAACTTTAATTGGATTCGATGAAAGTAAGAGTGTGCAAAAGACAATGCGCAAACCAGCAGAACAAGTTTCTAAATTTAAGAAAGTTAGTAAACGTGCTTTGCAAAAAGAGTTTGAAAGTGTCAATAGTGTAGAGACAAAAATGAATGGTCGCTTTAATGATCAAACTTTGATATTACGTGTTTTTTGATAAATAGTATTGTTAGGACGACGGTCCGACATTAACTCATTATCCCGGGAGAACACATAATGACAAATACAATTAAAACGTTCTATTACATGGAAATTACAGCACCAAATACAGGTGATGTTATAGGACATCAGCGTTATATGCTAGATCAACACATTGCTGAAACAGATTCTAAAAAATCTAAAGTTGCAAAAGAATTCATTTTCGCAAATGCTAAAATCCATAATAAGGTTGAAGATACACAAGCAGTTACACTTGAATTTATGAATCAAAGACAATATGACACATATATGGTAGCTGTTGCAGACTTTAGAGAGTGGGTATCAGCAAATCACGGCGTAGAGTATTCATATGAAAAAGTTTCAAGTACAGATATTGAAGCGGCAAGATCATATGTTGCAAACAATGAGACTGATGTACTTTCATATTATGATGAAATGAAAAAATATATGGAAACAACATTACCACAAATTCGAGGTTTTGCTGAAGAATAATTCATAATAGTTGCAAATACTATTGACCCACGCTTAATAAGCGTGGGTTTTCCATTTAAGGTATAAATGATAAATACTGTATAACGGAGATTTACCAATGCCTAAAAATCGCAATAAAGTCAGAAATGACGTAATCAAAGACATCAGACTGTTACTAGGTGACGGTATGATTGACATAGAATTAGATCCAGAACATTATGATGTAGCACTTGATGTTGCTATCTCAAAGATCAGACAACGTTCAGATAATTCAGTAGAAGAAGATTTCTATGCTATCGAACTAAAAGCAGATGTAGCAGAGTATTCTCTTCCAGAAGAGATTATGGAAGTTAAACAGATTTGGAATCGTTCATTCGGTCATGGTATATCTGGTGGTGTTGATATGGATCCATTTGAATTAGCATATGCAAATTCATATTTCTTTATGAACAATCACATTGGCGGCATTGCAACATACGAAATGTTTTCACAATACCGTGAAACTCTAAACAAAATTGCTGCAACTGAAATTCAATATATTTGGAATCCAGTAACAAAGAAACTGAAAATTTTAAGAAAAATAAGAGCAGATGAAACTGTTCTTTTACATGTTTACTTAGAGCGTAATGAAGATCAGTTGTTTGTTGATCCATATCTTAAATCTTGGTTACGTGATTATGCATTAGCATATTGCAAGCGTATGTTAGGTGAAGCACGTGGTAAGTTTTCAGCGTTACCAGGTGCACAAGGTGGTGTAACACTAAACGGTGCAGAAATGAAAGCAGAAGCAGATGCGTTGATCGAAAAATTAGAATTCGATTTAACAGTACATGTAGATGGATCAGCGCCACTAGGGTTCGTTATCGGATAACTGCTACAAAATATCGCAGTTGAATCTCTTGAATTTTTCAAAAAAAGACTTATATTAGATATAAGTAGTAGTACTACTTTAAAATATATAATAGAGGAAAATATATGAAAAATTTAATCATTGCAGGAATCGTTGCATTATTTGCAACGAATGCATACGCAGAAGACACAACAGTAGAAATGTTGAACAAGCGTGACGATGGTGCTAAGATGGTGTATTCAGAAGATATTACACGTATTGATGTAGGTGACACTATTACTTGGGTACCAACATCAAAAGGTCACAATGTAGAATTCATTGCAGGACCAGATGGTTGGAAAGCACCGAAGAAATCAAAACTAAACAAAGAAGTCGAAATGACATTTGACACACCGGGCGTATATTTGTACCAGTGTTCACCGCACAAGTCAATGGGTATGATTGCCATTGTAGTTGTAGGTGATGGAGATAATGATATTTCAAAAGCCAAAGTAAAAGGCAAGTCAAAGAAAAAACTAAAGGCACTTTTAGAAGAGCTATAATTTATGTTTAAAAACTTTGTAAACAAGATCCCAGAGTTTTGTATGACCCATTGGTTGTTACGCATTCCATTAATTGTTGTATTCTTACAGCAAGGCATGGACAAGTGGCCAATCGATATAAACGACTCACCAGTAGAATTAACGCTATTGGTGTGGTCAGTTGTCGTACTAGGAGAATTAGGTGCCGCTGTCGGACTATTAGCTGGCGGTATTATTGGACTACAGAAATATTGGAATGAGTTAGGTGATATAATTACACGCTTTAGTGGGATTACTATTGCTAGTATTATGACCGGTGTTATATGGACAGGCGAGCCTGAAAGTTTCACAGACGTTATACTATATGATCACTTCCACGTCCTACTATGGGTAGGCGGAATGTATTTTGCACTTAGAGGAAACAGAACATGAGTAACACAAATGAACCATATCATAACAAAGGTGCAGGACTAGCATTTGCTATTATTGCACTTACAATGATTGGATTACCAGTATTCATAGGAACTACAATGGGTTGGTTTAACCTGTTTGGTATTCTAGGATTATAATAAAAGGGCGCTTCGGCGCTCTTTTTGCTTGACAAATCATTTATATCATGCTATAATCAATTTCAACTTACGAAAGAGTATATTATGATTATTGGTATATGTGGACTTATAGGTTCAGGCAAAGGAACTGTAGCAGATATTCTTGTAGAATATCATGGGTTTCAAAAGATATCATTTGCAGATAAACTTAAAGATGGTGTAGCCGCAGTATATGGATGGGATCGTTCTATGCTTGAAGGTGATACTGATATTAGTCGTATATGGCGTGAAAAAGTTGATCCCTATTGGACTAAAGAGACTGGAAGAGAAATTACTCCCAGATTAGTTCTACAAGAGTTTGGCACTGACTGTATGCGCAATGGATTTGATGATAGTATATGGGTCAGTCTTGTTAAGAAACAAATGATTGATAATCCCCATTTAAAGTATGTCATACCTGACGTAAGATTTCCCAATGAAATGAATATGATTAAAGAACTTTCAGGTGAAGTCTGGCAAGTTCGCAGAGGTGATCTACCTGAATGGTGGGGAAATGCTGTCTTAGATAATAATACAGACTCAGAACTTATGAAAAATCATGACATTCACCCCTCAGAATGGAAGTGGATAGATAGCAATGATAAGTTTGAGAATATTATTTACAATAATTCGTCATTAGAAAAATTGTATAGTCAGGTTGAGAAAACATTATCTATGTAGTTAATTCAAAAACAGCTATTATCCTCGTTTTTTCATAAATACTACTAGCAATTCGTATATTCAAACAAGGAGAACAAGGATGGCGACATTAGTATCCCCAGGCGTATCAGTAATGGTAGTTGACGAGTCACAGTACGCGGCAGCAACCCAAGGTACCCTACCGCTAGTTGTAGTAGCAACAGCGGCAAACAAAACAGATGCATCAGGCTCAGCAATCGCAGCCGGCACAATTCCAGCTAACGCTGGCGTTGCATATCTTGTTTCTTCACAGCGTGAACTAGTAGAGACTTTTGGTGAACCAAAGTTTTATGAAGTAGGTGGTTCAGTTGTGCAAGGATCAGAAACAAGTGAATATGGTCTATTAGCAGCATATCAGTATCTAGGCGTATCAAATAACGCTTATGTTATTCGTGCAGATATCGATCTATCACAACTAGAAGCAACATCAAATAAACCAGCAGGTATTATCTCAGGTGGAACATATTGGCATGATACAGATTCATCTGTATATGGTCTATTCAAACATGTTTCAGGAGCATGGGTACCAGCAAACCCAGCAATTCTAAACGATGAACCAGGCTCAGGCAATGTAGAAGACATCAACGCATCAGGTTATGCATCACCTTCAAATACATTTGGTTCAACAGGTGATTTTGCAGTTGTAACGTCTACAGCACGTATCACATATCATGTAAAAGTGGGCGTGAACTGGGTTCTATTAGGTGATTCAGGTTCGCCTGCTTTCTCATTTGCTAACTTTGCACCAACAGCAGCAGTAGACGGAGACGTATATATTAGATTAACACAACAAGGTGGTGGTCTAGATTTAGCACTTTCTGTATTTAATTCAGCATCAGGACTATTTCAAGCAGTAGAAGCACCGTTACACGGTTCAAATGATTTAGCATCAGCAACCTTAATTAATGAAGGTGATGTTTATACTTCGTATAATAACGCAGGATTAGGTATCATTTCTTTACAGAGACATACTGGCGCAACTGAAAACGTAATAACAAGTGATGTGATCGATGATATAGCAAGTATTACAATGACTTTAAGCATTGCAGGTGTAGGTTTTTCATTCGCAAATGAATCTCTAACTAATATAGTACAAACAATGCAATCATCTACAAACTTGAATGATGAAAATGTAAAAATCGAAAAAATAGGTTCTAACCGTATACGTTTTACACGCACAGACGGCAAAGAATTAGCAATAGTAATTGACGCAGGTTCACAACCACATCTATTAGGTCTTACTGGCTTCAGCATTGCTAAATCTGTATGGGAAGAATTATCATACGAAGCATCATCAGCAACACCAACTGGTGATATCGCTGAAGGCACGCTATGGTTCGACGCAGACCTAAAAATTGAAATTCTACGTAACGAATTTAATGGTTCAGAAATGGCATGGGCACCATATGGTTGGTCAGAAGATACTAACGGGTTAGGTCAAGCAGACTTACAACTACGTTCAGGTAAACCAGCAAAGCGTAAAGATGGAACATCAGCATTAGTAGCAGGTGATATCTGGGTAGATTCAGATGCAATGCCATATCCAACAGTATATCGTTGGAGTGGGTCAGATTGGGTTAAGTTAGACAATGCAGACCAATCATCGACTAACGGCGTAGTATTCGGGCATTATGCATATGAAGCACCATTTGATGAAAATGGAGCGGCTAACTCTCGTACTGAACATGCACAAGCACCAAATGCAGAACTACACCCAGAAAATATTCTAATGGTAAACATGGATTACTCAACATACAACGTTAAGCGTTGGACAGATGGTGAGTGGGTATGGGCTTCAGGTCTAAACTTAGATGGCTCAGGTCGTTTCGGTTCAGAAGCAACACGTGGTGTAGTTGTAGAAGCAATGCAAGCAGCACTAGCAGGCAACGAAGGTATTCGTGCAGAATCAACATACTTCAACTTAATCGCAGCACCTGGTTATCCAGAACTAATGGACGAAATGATTACTCTTAACAAAGATAAGAAAGAAATCGCATTCGTTATTGGTGATGCTCCGCTAACATTGAAATCAGATTCAACTTCACTAAAAGCATGGGCAGATTCAAATCTACCAGCAGACGCATACGCAGGTATCTACTATCCACATGGTCTATCAACAGATTTATCAGGTAACGATGTAGTAATCCCAGCATCAGCAGTTGCACTACGTACTATCGCATTCTCAGATCAAGTATCATTCCCATGGTTCGCTCCAGCAGGCTTGACACGTGGTGTAGTATCGAATGCTTCACAAGTAGGTTATGTAACAGACGAGAATGAATTCTCACGTGTACGTTTAACAGAAGGTCAGCGTGACGTTCTTTATACAAATCGTATGAACCCAATCGCAGATATGCCAGGCACAGGTCTAGTAGTATATGGTCAGAAGACACTTCAATCATATGCATCAGCAATGGATCGTGTGAATGTAGCACGTCTAGTAAACTATATGCGTTTCAATCTTGATCAGCTATCACGTGGTTTCTTATTCGAACAGAATGACAAAATCACACGTGACAACATGCGTGATGCAGTAGAACGTTTCTGTGGTGAACTAGTTACTAATCGTGGTCTATATGACTTCTTAGTAGTATGTGATGATACAAACAACACTCCAGCACGTATCGATAGAAACGAGCTATGGGTAGATGTTGCAATTCAGCCAGCAAAAGCAGTTGAGTTTATCTACATTCCACTACGTATTCGTAACACAGGTGAAGCACTATAATATAGTAATTCAGAACTAATCTTTAAAACCCGGCAGAAATGTCGGGTTTTTTATTAACTACAACTTTAATATAGCACTTATCTGATAAATACTTGTATAACATTATAGTTTGCAAACTATTATTAGGAGACATAACAATGGCAAGAACATTACAAAATTTTGGTGTACCTACAGACTCTGGTGACAACGTTACTGGTGGTGGTATTTTACAGCCGAAACTAAACTATCGTTTTCGTGTTCAAGTATCAGGCTTCGGTGGTATAACAACAGCGACAAGTGAATTTACACGTCAAGTAATGAATGTAACACGTCCGAAAGTATCACACGAGTCAATCCCAGTAGATTCATACAACTCACGTATGTACATGATGGGTAAGCACACATGGGAACCAGTAACAATCACTCTAAGAGATGATGTTGCTAACAATCTAACAAAACTAGTTGGTCGTCAACTACAATCACAGCTAGATCACAAAAATCAAACAGGTCCTTCAGCAGGTACTAACTACAAATTCTCAACACTAATTGAGATGCTAGACGGTAACTCAGGTAACCCAATTGAACAGTGGCAACTAGAAGGTTGTTTCTTAACAAACACTGACTACTCACAATCAGATTACGCTGTTTCAGATCCAGTGACAATTGCATTAACACTACAGTATGACAATGCAGTATTCACAGATGACAACATTATGCCAGGACAAACATTCGTTAACAACTCAGACATTCTAGGTTAATAATAGGATAAACAATGGCGGAACGTAAACTTCATGAGGGACGTACACCAGGTACAATCTTAGCAGATAGTAGCGGCGCAAGAAAGAAATTTGGCTTTGATTCACCACATGGATCAGCCATTTCTTCTGCACCAAAACTGTCAGATATGTGGTACACCGAATGGAAAGGTGCACATGGACAAATCATGGATGATGTATCGGGGCTGTGTAGAGCAGTTTCGCCAATAAGTGTACAAACTACTACTCAACCAGTTGACAAATATGGAAAAAGAGTATATGTTCCGACACGTGTTGACTTTCCAGAAGTAACATTTACAATGTATGATACTATCAACGGCAATACAATGATGTTAGCTGAAAGTATATATCGTAGATTTTTTAAAAATAGTGACATGAATGTTGACAGTGGTGCGTTAGA